CTATCTAGACATTTCTTCAAATAATCAACTACATCAATACCCCACTCATTATGGAATATCAGATAATCTCCTGCTCGTATATGAATAAAATAGGTATTATCATAATATGTAGTTCTGATATCTGGTATTTGCTTTGGAGATGGTAGATATCCTTCTGCCTGGAAATATCCCTTTAAAACTACATCTGTATTATAATAATCAAGCTCTGTATACTTGAAATATTGCTTCTCACCTATAATATTAAACGATGACATAAAATTTATTACCTTTAGATTTGGAAATATCTTTATTAATACATCATCTAAATTCTTCTCATGTCTCTTGGGTCCATCATTGCTGAAGGCTTTACAGAGAACTGGGGTTTTCTTATATTTTTCACCATATCCTATTGCAGCTAGAATCTGGAATATTCTATTACCTAGACCATTTCGCAATTCAACCGTTACTTCTTGCCCCTCAGTAGATATTTCTCTAGGTTTTAGAATATTCTGAACCATTGGTTCTCTAGATTTTAGAATAGAGTCTATTTTATTCATCTTAGTAGCCTTTGATTTATCCAATAATGCCTGGATAGCTGGAGGAACTTGATCTTTTATCCTCCGATTTATCCTCTTCATTTACTGAGTAAATATATTTTTTAATTGTTTAAACTTACGAGACCGGAGTTAAAATACGAAACTGGGGACTTTGTCCACACTTTTGTATTTGTATAAATTTTTTTGAAACGCTTAGTTGGAGTAGGCAAGTCCACCCATGCCAGACATGATACGGAGAACGTTGTAGTTGGTGGCATAGACACGGACAGTGGAGGAGGTGGCAGTGCCGACCGCGTTGTTAGACACCGTGAGTAGGAGGGTGGTGTTATCAATGCGAGACAAGTTGCAAGTGCCACTGGGCTGGTGCTGCTCGGGCTGGAGAGCGAAGGAGTAGACGTTGATACCAACGGCAGGGACGTTGGTGTGGTGCTGGTAGGGCTGCACCTCGTTGAAATAGCGTCCCTCACGAACCTGGAAGCGGTCGTGGCCGTTGAGCTGGAGTAGGGCAGTGACGGTAGGGTTGTTGCCGGCAAGTCCCTCGACGCGAGTGACGGAGTAGCCAGACTCGAGGACGGCGCGGTCCCACCAGTCGGAGTAGTTGAAGGGCTGCTGTCCCTTCCAGGGTCCAATGACGTTGTCATCGCAAGAGACGAAGGAATCACGCTGGACAACCCATATTAGCTCCTTGCAAGGGTGGTTGAAGTTGAGCTTGAGCTTGTTGGAAGAGGAGGTGATGGACTCACCGCCAGTGAACTGTAGGGTCTCAATGAGATACTCGTGGGAGACCTGGGCGAACTTGCGACGCTCGTCAGTGTCGAGGTAGATGTAGTCGACGTATAGAGAAGCAGCGACTAGGCCAGCAGCGGACACACGGTCGCGGACAGTGTGCACGTTGGATAGCTGGGGAGTCTGGTCAAAGCATAGGTTCTGGATGGTGTTGAACTCTAGGTTGATGCGGACCTCGTGGTACTGGAGGGCAATTAGAGGTAGAGCTAGACCAGGGTTGCGGTTGAACCAGAACTGTAGAGGAACGTATAGAGTGTATTCAGGAGAGCACATTAGGAACTCGTTAGAGGTATTGGGCTCACCGCCAGCGCAGTCATTGTCGCAGTCCTCACCACCCTGGACTAGGAGGTTGACTAGCTGGGGCACATTGCCAACCATCTTGGCATAACCAGCCTGCTTGCCGGCCTCCTGGGTGAGCTCATTCCAGATCTGAAGCCAGTCACCATAGTGCTTGTCGATACGCTGTCCACCGATTTCGAGCTCGACGTTCTTGACCAAGTTGTGGCCGACCCAGTTGAGCCAGCGGAACTGGGCACCAGAGCCGTCACTGGATAGTAGGGTCACCTTGGGTAGAGTGGCCTGTAGGTAGATGCGGTAGATCAAGTCACCATTGCGCTGAATGGTGCAAGTGACCTTGCGACCGAATCCAGGAGAACCGTTGAAAGGGTTCTCAATGGATTCCATCGCGAAGTTGGTGTGTCTCCTGTAGACCACCTTGAAAAAGGTAATCTGGGGATTTCCAGTTAGATATACGTCTTGTGCGCCATAGGCTACCAATTGCATTAAACCACCACCAGTCATATGATTATACCTACAAGAGAGAAAAAAATTTTGGAACTTTGTAAAAATCCGCCAAAAATTCAAAAATGCCTGAATCAGCCGGGAGGTAATTTTAGAATTATCTGATTATTTTTAAGCCCTGCTTAGCCATATATCCTTGTATCAACCTTAATCTTCTTATCATTATATATCCATATTTCATATTTGTATCCTACAATACCTCTTGTGTATATTTCATTACAGGAGACTATCAATTTTACACCGGAGTAATCTCTATAATAATCTAGACGCAAATCAGTATGGGCTAAAGAACCTATACAGGAAATGATTAGTTGATGACAGATCCGTTCTTTAAGATAAGGCCGTCCAAGCGGTCAAATCCAGAAGCAAGGACAACTCTTGATACCGTGCACCAGCATTATTTAACAAAGGTAAAGGATTCAGGTGATCTTATAAATTCCATGAAGGATAAGTATACAGAGTTAACAACTGAATATAAGAAGGATCATAATGATATTGAGAGATATCGGATTGAACAAAATATAAAAGATGTAAAAACCAAGCTTGATACAATTGATGAAAAGGGGGGTGTATATGATTATTATTTGCAGACAGGTGATCTTCTTTTTCAATATTATGATATTCAGGATAGAATTAACAGAGGAGCAGATAATGTCATTCTAGTAGCTGATAGAGCTAGACCTGGAAGTGTCTTTGAGGCTCTTGAAAATGCTTCTAGGCAGGATATTAGCGGAGCTAAGGTGCAGATACCATCTAACTCCTATTCCCATACAAGGGAACAAGGGGGTGATACCTTACGTCGTGATGCCCTACTAGATCAGTATCTACAGAGGATGGATCCTCACTACAATAGGCCATCTATGCATGCCCTCAATGATACTTCATTTATGTGTAATGCGTGTGGAGAAGATATGAAAATATCTGTAAATGATGCAACTGTGTCATGCCCTCATTGTGGATTTCATAAATTAATCTTGATGGATTCAGATAAGCCATCATATAAGGATCCACCCAGAGAAGTTTCTTATTATGCATATAAGCGTATTAATCATTTTAATGAATGGTTGGCACAATTCCAGGCAAAGGAGAGCACTGAGATTCCAGAGGAAGTCTTTGAGAATATTCAGGGTCAGATTAAGAAAGAAAGAATTCAGCCATCCTCCTTAAATCGTAGTAAAATACGTGAGATTCTCAAGAAACTCAAGTATAATTCTTATTATGAACACGTTCCTCATATTTTATCTAGACTCAACGGTCACACTGCACCAGTTATGGACCGTGAGACTGAGGAGAAGTTACGCTATCTTTTCAAGGAGATTCAGCCGTCATTCCAGAAACATTGCCCTGCTGAACGCTCCAATTTTTTGTCTTATTCATATGTTCTCTATAAGCTATGTGAACTCCTGGAGTTAGATGATTTCCTTCATTGCTTTCCTTTATTGAAAAATCGCGACAAGTTGTATGCACAGGATAAGATATGGGAAAAGATTTGTAAGGATTTACAATGGGAGTTTATTAGGTCTATATAGACCTCTACCTTCGGTTAGGTCTAAAAAAATGAAATAATATCTGGAATAAATTCACTAAATATTTCAATAGGAACGTCGTAAATTTTATTAAATGTGTGTGATATGCCTATCATACTTATTAAACCAATGAAGAATTCCAGAATATCAACAAAAAATTTTTTATTATATAATCCTTTATTGGTAAATCCCTGGTATATTAAAAACATGACTAGAACAAAAGGAATTTTGAATGATAGAGCTCCAAGTGCAAAGTTCCAGAAGGAATTCCATCCATTAGACCATAAATTACGCATATAGCTATCTACGATATCTGTGATATATCTAATTAGCTGTTTTCCTAACTGTCAAATCTAAGACAAACATTAAGAAAAGTCCCGTCATTATAAATGAAAGCATTTCGAGTTGTGGATTTCCCCCACCAGCTCTATTTTCTAGGTCATCAAGACGAGCCATAAGTGCATCAAGCTTATATTTCATTGCTTCCATATCACCAGCACTAAATCCAGTAAACTGTGACAGTTTACTTGAAGTAGTGAAGGCAGTATCTACACGATCCGCTGACATAGGCTTCCATTGATGCCGGAGTTCGGGAGTCAGAACTGCAGTCCCACTAGATCTTGAATAACCAGATTGATCAAATGATTTAGTGAAATCAGCTTCAAGCATGTAATTTTTCGACTGCTGATTGAATAGTGCCATAGAATCTTCATTTGGATTTGAGAATGGTTCTGCTCCAAAGAAACTTGGCATATCATTGGAACTTTCAAGAGATATAGTGGATCTTGGAGTTGGCAATGAATTATTCACAGTCATCTTTTTTGCAAAAATACTACTTTGATCTAAAAGTTCTAAATCATTGCCTTGTTGAGTTTGCTTTATAGGTGGTATTTCAAGCATTCTTTTTACAGCCGGACGATCAGCATCAGTAGGTGGTACTTCATATGCCTGAAACCCTTCTTTTGGCTTCTTTAACCGTTTTTTTTCAGCCTGTGGAAAGGCATCTTGTAAGGATGCAAACTCCATCTAAATTCAACTTATCTTTTACTAGAATATTAAGTCACGTGCTTTAAGTTTATGCCCATTAAAAGATGAGTGTTCTAACAGAATGGCAAAGATTGCCCCTTTTAATTTACAAGGTCCACCTGAAATGGATACAAGCATTTTTGGATGGTTATCAAATATACATTCAGTGCTTCGCTTTCCTGCAACTGCATTATCAGTAGCAGGGTTACTTGTCTTAGGTGTATTTGTAGGAAGTGCTCCCCGGAAGTCACTTGAACTGGTTGATAATACATTTGGCTCAGTCTTATTTTTTCTCTTACCTATGATCATTACAAATCTCTTAGATTGGCCAACTGGTCTTCTCGCTGCCACCGTTTCCCTTATTGTATTTGCAAGACTACAGAAGGAGGATTATTCTGAAGGATTTTCTGATTCTGTAAATAATACAAATGAACAGGTTACCACGGTTATTTCAAACCCTAATCGATGGTTTATTGAAAAGGTATTAGGAGAAAGGCCTGTAGCAATATCATCTGATCGCGTTATTACCAGTGCGGTGCAGGATAGTAATACTGGTAAATCAACAAGTCCACAAAATTCTACAAGTTTAAGTAGTTTTGTAAGCCAATTCAGTTCTTCATCTTCAAATAAATAGAAACATAAAGTAAGATGGATAACATTGATCCAACAGGGCCGTTAGATGCTTCATTACGTTTAATTGTATCATTAGGGTTACTAGGATGGAATGTATTTGAAGGACTTTCTCTCCGGACACCCTATCCATCTACGATGGTAGCACTGTGGGATTACCCTGTTTGGCGTATACTCCTTTTATTCATTGTATGGTTAGGTGCAGAATGGTGTCCTCGTGTTGGCATACTAACGGCTATAGCTGTGGTGATGTATATTGTAAATATGATACAAGTATCTTAGAACAAAATTTATTGACTAGAGCAATTAGATGAGTTTTGGAGGACCCCCACCAGTAACTTTACCACCCAGTGGTCCTTTTGAAGCTACTCTTACACAAGTATCATCATCACCTTATGCTTTAGCTGCGGCGATGTTTCTTATTAACATGGGAGGTCGCTTTTTACCCTTAGAAGTTACCAAGGGTCAGGAAGCATTCTTAAATCAACCGTGGTTTCGTAGATTAATTATATTTGTAATCTTCTTTCTGGCTACGCGTAATTTAATTACAGCAGGATGGTTATCACTTATTGCAATTCTTTGTGTTGGATATTTATTTAATGAGAATAGTAGTCTTTGTTTATTCGGAAAGGCTGGAACTGGAACATGTAAGACAAAGGGTCTAGCCGAAACTCTTACTTTGACACCAGAGGAACAGGCTATCTTGAAGTCTTTACAAGATAAGGCTTCTAAGTTAGCTCCTAAAACGGATACTCCCGATAATAAATCAGTGACAACGAAGATTCATGACCAATATACGAAACTCATGAGTGGATTATCGAGTCAGTAAGTAGAATGGATAAAACAATACTTATACTTGGAGTTATTACTCTTATTATAATTATTGTATACTTCTTACAAGGTAAGTCTGAAGGTAACGCAATGGTTATTGTAGAACCCAGAAAACATAAGATGTTAAAATATGTTTGTATGAATTTTGATAAAAATATGCCAAAAGACTGGAAGATGTATGTCTTTCATGGTAAGTCAAGTGGAGCACACGCTAAAGATGCAGTTTCTGAGATTAATGGAAGAGAAGTAATTTTATCACCCCTTGAATCTGATAATTTAACTGCAGGTCAATATAATGAATTATTCAAAGACTTGAACTTTTGGAATAAGGTAGAAGCTGAGAATATTTTAGTTTTTCAAACAGATGCTGTTTTGTGCCCGGCTTCTCAGTATAAGATTCATGATTTTATGAAATATGATTACATTGGCTGTGGCTCTTATAATGGAGCAATCGGTAATTCAAAGCAAGTTTGGGGTAAGAATGATTCTGCTAATAACAGTTTCTATGGAGTGGGTGGTCTGAGTTTTAGAAAGAATTCCTTTCAGAAAAAATGTATTCGTGATTATCCTGGAGTGCACGCCTCTTATCCTGAGGATGTTTTTTATTCAAATTGTGTTGAGAAATCACCAAATAAACCAAAGGAGGCGGTTGATTTAGCGAACTTTTGCACGCAGGATTCATTTGAGAGAAAGAGTTTTGGGGCTCATAAGACATGGTATATGCGTGATGGACATTCTGAACCCTTTTATAAGTTCTGTCCTGCTGCAAGGGAGATTAAGAAAGAATAGGCGCTTTTACAAAAAGGCGATCTAGAAAGCCATAGCGAGAAACTTCATAACCCTGTCGCAAAATGAATCTCTCTCATATATGTATTTGACTTCTCTCTTCAAATCCCTTATCTCATCATGAAGATCTTCAATCTTCTTTCTCTTTTCATCTAAGACTGACTGCATTTTTACTTGAATTGCCTGAATCATGCCTTTCACATCCTTCTTTCTGTAAATGGGTTCAGTAGAAACCTTGAAATTACTAGCGTTTAATCTGTATATAATGGTTCCAGAACGAAGCATTACATGACGATTACCCTTATTTATCACTTCAATTATAACTATATTTGAATTATATCCTATAACAGGATATGTGTAGAATTTAATTGATATCATGGAAGGGTCAATTGGCCTACCATCTTTATAGACAATACTATTGAAATTTGAATCAACCCAAAGTCTGAATTTATCAATTGTGTCAGCATTCATATCTTCTACACCAAGAATAGTGCCGTCATCCTTTACTCCCATAATAAGATAACCTTGACCAGTGCTATTCAGAAATCCAACAAGAGTTTCTCTGTATTTAGGAAGTCCAGAATCTCTCTTTGTCTTATTTCGGAAGAGTCCTGAGAAGATAGCTACTTCCTTGAATTCTATTTGTTCATTTTCCTGAAATGGGACCTTTTCATTGTATATCCATTCTTTTGGGAGTGAGGGTAACATTTACTATCATATGGTCATATAATACTTCAATTTTATCACATGCACCGTAAACAGTAAAATTTGAATTGTTTTTATTTTGTTAAAATACGCACCATGACAGAGTGCTGTATATGCTTAACCGAGATAAATAAGACTACTGGACAAGTTGACATGTCCTGTAGCCACAAGTATCATCTTAAATGTATAAGTAAATGGCTTTCTAATCATTCTACATGCCCAATGTGTAGGTCTAAGACTAGTGAGATGGAGACTTTAGAATCAAAAGCTCCAA